GTGTAGCCCGGATGTTCAAGGCGGCGCAAGCACTATTTCACAAATAAGTGGGTGGTATACTGATGGCCCACAAATTGACTGGAGCCTACCGTGAAATTGACCCCGAATCTGGACACGAACCTGTCCAACATGCGTAAGCAGGAAGCGGCGCTGGCCGACGTCATCAAGACGGCCCAGGCCTCACACCGGGTGCTGGTCGAGGCCATCAAGGCCCGGGTGGCCTCGCAGGCCAAGACTAGCGAACGGGCGGCGCGCATCAAGAAGTACCCACCGTACTGCGTCACGGTGGCGAGCAGGCAGGCCTACGACAGGCAGCTTGCCCACGGCCTGAAGCTGGCGAAAAAACGCCCCGTTTGAGAGGGGGTCTATGTAGGTCTGCGGTCCTCTTGTCTTGTTCGTAGGGCCCTCTATAGGGACATAAGGACATTAAATATATATAGATCGCATGTGCGCGAGCGCCCGCGCACGCGAGCCCGTCGTCGTCCAGCGCTCGACGGCGTGGCCCGCAGAGGGCTACACTGCGGCATGCCGAAAGTCCTTGACAAGGCCAGCAAAGTGCTGGTGCCTGCTGTTGAAACGCCCAGGCGCAAGCCTCCCAACGCGGGCAAGGGGCGGGTCAAGGGCGTGCCCAACAAGGTCACGCAGGAGTTCCGCGTCACGGTGCAGCGCCTGCTCGATGACAACCGCGAGAACGTCGCCCTGTGGCTGCGGCAGGTCGCAGAGGGCACGCCCGACAAGCTCAACGCCAAGGGCCAAGTGATCATGGCGGGCAGGCCCGCTGACCCCGCTGGTGCGCTCACGCGCCTGGGGCACCTCGCTGACTTCGCAGCGCCCAAGCTGTCCCGCCAGGAGCAGGTCGGCGAGGGTGGCGGGCCATTGACCGTGGTGATCCGCAAGGAGGCCTGAGATGGGCGCGACATGGCCGGAAGGCCTCCACCCCAGGGCCAGCAGCCCCGGCAGTTTCGTTACGGGGAATTACGTCCAGTTCCTGCCCGATGCCTTCATCAGGGGCTTCCGGCAGGGCCTGCGCCCCCATCGGCTGGCCGACTGCCGCATCCTGGGCGCCAGCGACAGCGACAGCGTCGTGGTGCGCCTGGGTGAGGCCCGCGTGGCCGTCAGTGGCCTGGACCTGCTCCAGGCCACTGACCTGGAGGCCCTGGGCACGGCCAAGGCCCGCGAACTGGTGGCGGGGCACAAGGGCATCGAGGGGATCGACCAGTGACCTGCGCCGTTGACCCTGCCTGGATGCTGTGGGTCATCGCAGCGAGCCCGCTGATCGCCGCTGCGGTCATCACGGCAGTGGAGGCCTGGGCGTGATCTGGCTGGCCTTCATCGGCGGCATCGCAGTGGGCGCGCTCGCGGCCTACGTGATCGAGCGCGTCATCGAGTACCGCATGTGGTACGGGCCATGACAAGTCTGCGCCGCCGTCGCAACAGCACGCGCCGCCGCGTGTTCAACATCTCTCGCACCATCAGCGAGGTGCTCCGTAAGCACGCGCCGCGCATCGCGGCCAACGTCACGCGGGACAATGCGCTGCTGTCGAGGTTGATGGGGCGGCTGGCGTGATCTGCATCGTCGCCATCGGCATCGTCGTCATCACGGCCACCGTGGCCGTGGCGAGCTACCTGCTGGCGTGCAGGGTCGAGGAGCGCTGGCTGTCGTGGCACGAGTATTGGGGCGACTGAGCGTGTAAACGATGAGCGAACTGATCCTGCCCAACGGGTTCACGCCCAGGCCACCGCAGCGCAGCCTGATGCGCTACTTCGATCACGGTGGCCTGCGTGCCGCCGCGTGCTGGCCGCGCCGCTACGGCAAAGACCTGACGATGGTGCATCAGACGGTCAAGATGATGTTTGAACGTCCAGGCATGTACTTCCACATGCTCCCGAATCACAAGCAGGCCAGGAAGGTGATATGGGACGGCTTCGACAACACCGGCCACAAGATTCTCGACACTGCGATGCCCTCCGCGATCCGGCAGGACACGAACAAGACCGAGATGAAGATCACGCTACGCAACGGCGCGATCTGGCAGTTGGTGGGCAGCGACTACTACGACAGCATCGTCGGCGCGAACCCCTTCGGCCTGACGATGAGCGAGGCAGCGCTCAGTGACCCACGTGCGTGGCAGATATTCCGTCCGATCCTGGCAGGCAACGGCGGCTGGGCGGCATTCATCAGCACACCCCGGGGCTACAACCACTTCTACGACCTGATCAAGCTGGCGAAGGCCAACCCTGCGTGGTTCCATTCGCACCTGGGCGTCAAGGACACGAAGCACATCGCGCAGAGCGTCCTGGATGACGAGCGCGCCGAGATGCCCGATGAGTTGTACCGGCAGGAGTACGACTGCGACTTCAGCGCGGCCAACGTCGGCGCGATCTTCGGGCGCTACATCGAGCAGGCCGAGAAGCAGGGCCGCATCTGCCACATCGACCCACCAGGGCCCAACGACGAGGTGTGGGTGACGTCGGACATCGGCTACCGCGACAAGGCCGCGTGGGTTTGGTGGAAGCGCATGCGCGGCGGGTTTGAAGTCTTCCACTACGACGACGGCAGCGGCATGGACGCCGAGGAATGGATCGAGCGCCTGTCCAAGCAGCCGCCCGCCAACGTCCTGGTGCTGCCGCACGACGCCCGCGCCAGGACGTTCGCCAGCAAGCGCACCGCCGTCGAGACGTTCCTCGCCAACCCGCCGTGGAAGGGCTGCGAGGTGCGTGTAAACGAGCAGCGCAAGAAGGCCGACAGCATCAACGCCGGGCGCGTCATGCTGCGCCGCGCCCGCATCAGTGACGCCCCGGTCTGCGAGCCCTTCCTGATGGCGATGCGGGCCTACGCCTACAAGTACGACGACGAGACGAAGACCTTCAGCAGCGAGCCCGAGCACGACTGGTCGAGCCACGGCGCCGACGCCTACATGGAAGGCGCCGCCCGCCTGATGGTGCTCGACCCGCCGCCCGAGCCGAAGACCATAATCGTGCCGCCCATTGACCGCAGCTTCACCCTCGACCAGTTGTGGGCGACTGTCGGGCCCCGGCCCAACGAAGGGAGACTCTGATGCCCCGCAAGACAACTACCAGTGACGAAAAGGGCTACGGGACCGACCCCGACCCCAGCAACGCCAAGGACATCAACGAGCCTGTGAAGCCCGGGGATCAGTCCAAGGTGCCCAAGGAGGCCAAGGGCAAGTCGCCTGCCGAGATGGCGAAGCGCTGGGAGACTGAACTGCAAGCGGCGAAGAAGGAGTTGACCAAGTTCCATTCGCTGGGGCGCAGGCTGGTGCAGAAGTACCTCGATGAGCGCGACGCGAGCGCGATGGACGGCGGCGCCGACAGCAAGTTCAACCTGTTCTGGTCGAACATCGAGGTGCTCAAGGCCAGCCTGTACGCCAAGCCGCCCAACGTGGACGTCAGCAACAGCTACAAGGACAGCGAAGACGACGTCAGCCGCGTGGGCTGCAACATCCTCCAGCGCATGCTCAATCACGACGTCGAAGACGGCGACGAATCGACATACCCCGAGGTGACCAAGCAGGCCGTCGGCGACTTCCTGGTGGTGGGCCTGGGGCAGGTCTGGTACCGCTACGAGGTGGAGACGAAGGAAGCCGAGACGGAGGCGGTCACCGACCAGCAGACCGGGGCTGTACTGGCCGAGCCCATCAAGTACGAGGCCATCACGGGCGAGGATGCCCCCGCCGACTACGTCTACTGGGAGGACTTCTGGTGGTCGCCTGCGCGGGTCTGGCAGGACGTCCGCTGGGTTGCGCGCCGGGTCTTCATGAACCGCGAGGAACTGGTCGCCCGCTTCGGCAAGAAGATCGGCAAGCTGATCCCGGTGAGCAAGAGCAAGACCAAGAACGACGGCGTGGGCCCGCAGAACGACCCGTGGGAGAAGGCGGCGGTTTTCGAGATTTGGGACAAGACCACGCAATGCGCGTACTGGCATGTCCTGGGCTACGACGTCATCTGCGACTACAAGCCCGACCCGCTTGGGCTCCGGGGCTTCTTCCCGTGCCCGGCGCCGCTGATGGCGAACACGGCGACGTCGCGCTTCATGCCCCGGGCCGACTACCTGCTCGCGCAGGATCAGTACCAGCAGATCGATGAAATCACGACGCGCCTGAAGTACCTGATCAAGGCCTGCAAGGTGATCGGCGTCTACGACAAGAATTCGACGCCCGTCGGGCGCGTGTTCATTGAGGGCATGGAGAACCAGATGATCCCGGTGGACAACTGGGCCGCGTTCGCCGAGAAGGGCGGGCTGAAGGGCCAGATGGACTTCGTGCCCATCGAGGTGATCGCGTCGGTGATCGGGCAGTTGACGCAGCAGCGCGAGGCCATCAAGGCCAACCTCTACGAGGTGCTGGGCATCGGCGACATCATGCGCGGCATGACCGACCCGGACGAGACGCTGGGCGCGCAGCAACTGAAGGCCCAGTTCGGC